CCTTCCTTGTCGGTGGCACCTAGTATCCACAACCTGGCGTAGGCGAAATAGGCCGGGGCGGTGGTCGGGCGGTTGGCCGGCAGCGGGGCTGGGGCGGCCGCTGGTGCGGTCTTTGGCTTAGGCTCTGGCGGGGCTACCTTGGCGGCCTCCTTCGCAACCGACGCCCGGCTCAAGCCGGGGTTCAGCGCAGCCACTACGGCGAGGACCTTTTCGGCGGTCTCCTTGAACTCGTCGGAGTTCATCGCAGCGACCGACTGCGATTTTGGATCAAACACCTTCACGACATCGCCGCTGACCTTGATAACGGCATACTCGGTGTGCGCTCGGATGATGCGGGCGAGGTGCTTCGCCTTCGATGCGCTGTCGCAGACGTAGTCCTTCTCGGTATAGGACCCGGCCTGCACCAGAGACCAAGCGCGCAAATGTTCAAAGGTAGGCCACCGCTTCGCGATGTCCTCCGGAAGGTTGTCCCACATCTCATGGAGCTGCGCGAAGAACCACGAATGGAATCGCATGTTGCGCGGTTCAACTATCTGCAGAGTGTATTCTGCTCCCACTGCGAACTGCTTGTTGCAAAGCGGAGTGAACCGCGGCAGCGGGACCATCGTCCCATCGTCACTCCATGTAAAAATTACCGGGCGCGGCTTCATCCCGTTGCCCCCATCTTCCTCAACTTATCTACCAGCACTTTGAGGTCGTATGAAAAAATCTCCGTCGCCTTTTGAATATCGGCGATGAATGTGTCTTCGCGCATCACACGAACGGTGAAGTCTGGCATCCTCGGATAGTAGATTTTGAAGTCCCACCACTCACGTTCGCAGACCCACATATTTCCCTGGACTTGGGCGCGGTGCTCGGGCGGCATGGCAGAACCCTTCTCAAGCAGATCGATCATCAGCGCAGGGATCATGGTCTTGATCTCCAAGCCGCCATCTTCGCCGATCAGGGCGTCTGGACTGGCTCCCACAACGGCGTAGCGCATTAGTCCGGAGTTTTTTACAAACCCAACTTGGCGGAGATCGGCGAACCTCGTCCGCGCGTAGTGATCGCGCGCCTGCGCTTCCATCTCGTTTCCTCTGACCATCGCGGCCCCCTTGAAGGTCTCCGCTGGTCGCCCGGTGATGATCTCGCCGGCGAGCTCGCGCAGGTAGCGCGTCCGCATCTTGCCTTCGCCACCTGCCATGATGTCGGCAAAACGGGAGGCTGATGGGATGCCTAACTTGGCCTCGAACCAAGCCTCACTTCCCTGCTCAACCTCGATGATCTCGACCGTCGACTTCGCCGCTGGCGTGGCCTTCTTCTGCGCTGCCTTCGGCATCACGCTTTCCTTTGTCGAGTTAGCCATGAAAACAATCGCCTTATCAGAGAATTTCCAGACATGATGCACCAATCTCTATGATGACCAGGAGTGCCGCCACATTGGCATTTTGGTGCGGTTGGCATCATGCCCTCTTGAGATTAAAGAATGGTGCAAGTTTCGGATATTTACGGCGAAGTGGTTCTATATCTCCGCGGTTCGCCGCTTCTATAGCTTTATCTATAGTCGGCTTTGGCGGAGGTTTGATTGGTGGAGTGACAATCATAGATTCTGGAAACATTTCGGTGAACAGTATTTTCCCAGCATGAAGAGCGCAAAGTTCTTTTCCTCCTATGATGTTCGTAGCGTCATTGTGACACCGGCCATCATGGCTACAATGGACCCTGCGCATTCCTGCCTTCTGCTCAAAAACGGCTTGCGTGTGATTTTTTGCCAGATAATACTTGGCATGTGTTCGGCACATTATGTTGCCATCTATTTCGCATTCGGCGGGGATTAGACATGGCCGCGTGTATGGAGATCGGAAGCCACACTTCTCCCGGAATCTCCACGCGCTTCTATTGATATATCTCCGCACCATCTTCACGTTGCCTTGTTGTTAACGGCGTAATTTTCTAGCGCCTTAGTTGCCTCGGCGAGAGACTTCGCCGGAAGATCACCGACCTTCTCCAACCCGTATTTCTCGCAGAACCGTTTGCCGCCGACGCCGGAAGTATCCACCAACTCGATTAGCGTCTTCGCTTGATCTGGCGTGATCGGCTTGTCGTCAACTGCATCGGTCTTGGTGGCTGTCTTGCCCGCGGACTTGCCGTCATCATCATCGGAGGCCGCGAGGCCGAGCGCGGCCTTCAACGTGTATCGCTGCAGGTAGGTCACCGTCGAGCCGACCGCTTGAATGCTGTTCTTGTTTCCGGTCTCGTCACGGCCGGCGGAGAGCGTCGTTTCCTCGGAATGGCCGAGCCGGTGCGAGATGATGCAGGTCACGGTGACGTTGGCACCTTCGATCGAGGTCCGATAGCGATATGAAAGGCCCTGATCGGTAAGCAGCGGATCGACGGTGCGCGCTATCTCCGCCATGTCCTCGTGCTTGTAGTGGGTGCGGCCCTTCGCGCTGGTGAAGTCCACTTTGCGGTTCTTATTGATCACGGGAATCTTGGCTTTCGCATCGGCCATCGCTGCATCGAAAGCCTTGCGCGCGTTGTTTTTCTCCCATCGTTCCTGCAGGCCCATCATCTTCTCAGCAATCTCTACATTGCCGCCCGCGATGGCCTGCTTAAGCAATTCCATCGGGGTCGTTTCTGTATTCGCCGGGGCGCGGATGGCGACCTCGTTCTTCTTCGCGGTGGCCTTCGGCTTCGGCGCGACTTGCGATTTTGGCGCTGGCGGTCGAGGGCTAGTCGGCGGAGGGTTCAGGTTCTTTTTAACTGAACCTTCGCGAATGACCGTTCGCTTCTCGGGAGCCTCGACCTCACCGAACAGCGTGGTGTCCTTTTCCTTCACGGCTGCTTTAGTCATCGGCTCTCTCCTTGTTTGTTCACGGTGAGATAAATCAAATAGCTCGTAGCGCCGAGCGAGAAGAGCGACACCCCTAACGCAAGAACTGCTAGGGCAAAATCAAAGTCCACGGTTCTCTCCCTTTATGCTTCGTCTTTGTTTGAAAGATTGGCGCGGTCTATAAATTTCTTAGCGCCGCGCTGTTCGGCTTCATCTATAGCTTCCGCGATCTGTACCGCGAGAAAGCAGAGGTTGTCCTTATTCTCGCAAAGGAATAAGTGCCATTCGTCGGCATTTGATTCGAGTGGACGTTTTGCCGGTCCCTGCAAGGTCCGCCAGAACTCACGGCGTGTTTCCTGCTGATGCTCCCACTCTGCAAATTTCTCAGGGGCCAGCAGCTCCCGATAAACGTCTGCACTCAATTCTCCGGTCGGCATTTTGGCTCCTTTGTTTACTCGACGTATCCTAGAACATCGTACATCGTGATCCAGTATCGCGCTCCAGTGCGCTCATTCTCGACGCGAAGATGGCCTGTTCGTCCGATGCCGCCGTGATTCAGTACAATGCCGCATTGTACATGCCCACCCTTTTCCCAACTGACCTCGCCACCAAGCGGAAATTCGTTTGCAACCTCTGCACTCAAGTCCTCTTTAGCCGCGCGGACCCTTTTGATTGCAGCCTTGATTGTTGAAAGGTCGAGAGATTGCACGGGTCGCTCCGCTTTTGTCTCGCGTTAATCTGGAATCACCATCCCTAATGTGAATACTGACAGGAATGATTTATATTCTTCGTCTGTCTGGAATGTGTGTTCTTCTATGTGCTCTACGGGATACGCATCAGACACGGTTGCAAATTCTCCCCCAACTAATGCTACCGCTCGGTCAACGACTCGATCGGTGCGCCATGTCAAATACGCGACCAACCCGGTCTGTCGCGTTACCGCATGTTCTATTGCAACTAGCCGTCTCATGCTGCTCCTATTTTGTTTCGCGTTCAATTCTAAAGCCATAGCCATCGGCCATACCAAACGGCACGCCGCAGTCGAGGCCACCAATACAATGTTCAACCATTGTTTCGCCGCCGAACTCGACTAACCAGACTTCATGCTGTGACCATCCAAACGGATTAGCCTTACCGTTGCGTAGCTCGATGCCTTCCAGAATATCTTTGCCGTCTTTAGTGAACCAAAGCCTGTCTGGCATCGCCGAGTTCCTTATTTTCTAGCGTTCTATCTCCGCTTGCGGATACCCGCTATTCGGCGACCGGACGAACGTGGCATCGAGCGCCAGATAAACGGTTGCGCTTTCCAGTCCCGTTCCATCGAGCGCAAGAACCTCCGCCGAGGCAGT